TATCTATAGCAACCTTTTCGATTTGTTCTGGATACACTCTGTCTCCACAGTTTTCCATTTTAAATGCATTATGCTTTCTACCTGCAAAGAAAAACTCACCATCTTCAGTGTACTCTATAAGATCACCACTATACCACCAATCATCTTGATCTTTATATTTACATGCCCATTCTACAGAACCATCTTCATGATTAACGTTTTTATAATCAATCATAGGATTAATATCATTGAAATGATATATGTCTTGTTTCTCTGTTGACATAATCAAAGGTGGAACTTCAGTGCTTCCATATGCAGTATTAACCTTCTGAGCGCCTTTAGCTCTTAAATCTTCCATCATGCCATTAGGTGTCACGTCACTACCAACTTGGGCTAGTTGAATATTACTAAGGTCAAGGTTCTTCCATTTTTTATGTTTATGCCATGTCTTCCAAACGTTAGGTAAGATTAATGTGTGAGTGGGATTGATTTCTTTAAGTCGATCAGGATAGTTCGACACAGTAGTTTCAATGAACACATCACAGTTGGCAACTGCACATGGATACAGACTCATTGTAGTAAATCCAATACCTCTTGGATTATACAATGCTAACATACTACTATTAGAGTTTAAGTCAAAATATTCTGCGTTATACTCAGCTATTTTACGCATAAGCTTTTCATTGTGAGTAAACACTTTAGGATTTCCTGTAGTTCCACTTGTGGAAACTTTTACGTTCCAGTTTTCTAGGTAATCTATAACTGCTGATCTAACATGATCATTATCACAATCTAAATACTCTACACCGTCAATATAAATCATCTTTCGTTTAGTGCCTCTTCTAATACTTCATTATGAGTTTTACCGTCATGTAGATTTTTCATAGACCAATCATAAACATGTGGAGCACACTCTGCTATCGCCTTACCTTTAGTATTAATATAATTGAAATCTGCTTCTGCCAAGGGTAGTAATCTCTCATCTATATCAAGTTTACACATCTCATCATCCCACTGGTCTAGATAAAGTTGTTGATCAGGCCATTGGAAGTCTAAGAAAATATTTCTTCCTAAGTATCCACGTGGTGCTCTGTATTCATTCCAGTTCTTTTTACTGTGATTATTCTCAACTCCATAAGCACCCCACTTTTGCCAAAAAGGAGTATCTCGTCTTTTACTCAACGTAAAATGATATGAAATAAAGTCGCTGATCTGATTTTCTAGTTTCTGTATATGCTTGCTAAACGCTGATCTAGTGCTTTCTTTTATGGGTTTATTTTTATATTTTGTCAAAACCTGATCCAACATCTGAATACAACTTTGAGCTACGTAGATACTGTTAGCTTCCATAGGATCAATAAAGCCTTGTGCCATACCAATACCTACAACATTTTTATCCCAAGCTTTATCGTAATATCCTTGTTCCCATTGTAAGAACCTTGGTTCTCTTATGAGTTCATGACCATCCCAATATTTTATAAAATCCTCTCTAGCAGTATCTTTATCTTCAATATTAGCATCGAATACATAACCTGATCCCATGCGACTGTACAAAGGTATTATAAAGTTCCACCCACTCTTGTTGGCATAGCTTTGAGTATAAGGTTTCATTTCTTTATAAGGATCGTTATATTTTACAGGTGCTGCCCATGCACTTTGTGTCGGTAACTGTTCTATTGCTTTCCATTTCACGTCCATGGTTTTCATGAGCACACGATTGAACCCTGTGCAATCACAATATAAATCAGCTACAACTTCTCTACCATCATTTAAATCTAAACTAGTTATATTACCTTCTTGATCTTTGTTTATATTTTCAACATGACCAATAATATGCTCGACACCTAATGGTAAAGCTACAAGATCTCTAATAACTTTTGGAAACCTTTCAGCATCTATATGCCATGCGTAACTATTATAACTTCCTGTAGTTGGATAGTTATCCATGTATCTTGCTGCTCTATTGTTCATTGCAGGGTGATATTGTTCCATAGTATAAGCATCAGTATCGTGTTTACTATACTTACCTCTCTTTACCAACTCTAACCAATAGTCATGATTTTTATTATCGATTCCAAACTTACCGTCATTGTCGTAGAAGTAATCATCAATAGTTCTGTGATTATAAAAACTATTTCTAATGGCATTTGTACGATGAGTAAAACTAAATGTATAGAAGTGATAGTCTTTGGGATCTGCGTTCCAATGATCAGTAACATGTGTCATTTGCTTTTCAGTATTCCATCCAACAAAGTGATTTCCTAGTTTATGAATACCATGAACAGCTTTCATCCATACATGCTCATCAACATCCAACCAAGATAACATTTCTCCTAGTTGTGGAACAGTGCTTTCACCAACACCAAGTATGGAAACATAAGGAGACTCTATCAAACTTACTTTTATATCTGGATGCCTTTTCTGTAAAAGTGCTGCAGTAAACCAACCTATGACACCACCACCAACAACAGCTACATTTTTTACTTGATTTTTCATTTCTAGTCCTCAATAAACCAGTTTACCATAACAAGTCTTCGTCCTTGCTGCACTTCATAAACCCCATGAAATAGATTAGCACTATACATTAAAGTATCTCCATTGTAAAGTGGCCCGGGCATTATACTCCATACACCTTCAGCGTCTCTATCTTTTGCAAAGTAAGCCTGCCCACCTTTTAAATTACTTGACATATCAATCATGGTTATAACTGAAAGGTGAGACTGCGTTATAGCGTCACAATGACCTTTACACCAAGAGCCTTCTATATAATCAATTAACTTTGAAGATCCTAGTTTATATTTTCGATTTGTAGTTATTTCTGCCATGGGTTTTATAATGTCATTAACCATCTCCATACCAAGTTCATCTTCGTCTAATCTTGTTTGCCAAGTTTTTTTGACATTGTGGTTAACTTCACGATATTCTTTATTATCTTCAAAATAGTCTGTCAAATACTTGCAAGCACTTTGAGACAAAGTTTCTCCATGCATAGCAATAAAATGGGTTTTATCTTTAAAGTTTATCATTTAAATCTTACCTGTGCCATTATTTCTGTCATACACGCTACAATATTTAGCTCATGGTCAGCAACGAATGCATCCTTATATTGATAATCTGCTAATATGAGAATAAGTTGCGGAATACTCTGAGGCTCAACATATTGGTTGACATTATCGTATAGAGAACGAAAGATTGCATTAGTATCCATATCCATATTGTCAACAACCCAACGGCGCATCGCTTTGAAGTTCTTGTCTTTTAATGCAGATACCAAGTTAGATATATTGTTGTTGCCACTACTGTCAACCACACTAATGCTACCATTGCCGCCAATCGAATATCTTTGCGCCTCATTAAGAACTCTTCTCCAATCAGGCGCATGCTTCATAACTAAATCCACAGACGCCTTTTTATCAATATTAACACTCTCTTGTGATAGTATATATAAAAATCTCTTGTGGAACTGTGCGGCAAGTTGAGCAAGATCTTTCTTAGTTGTATTGAACTCATATACACCACAACGTGAATGTAAAGGTTCGATAATACGGTTCTTAAAGTTACATGTTAGAATGAACCTACAGTTATTACTGAACTCTTCTATGAAGGCACGTAATGCAGGTTGAGTTGATTGAGGATTAAGATAATCAGCCTCATCTAGGATAACAACCTTGTATCCACCTTGCAAAGAAACTGATGATGCAAACTGTTTAATCTTTCCCCGTAAGGTATCAATATTACCTTCTTCTGAACCATTGATTAGAATATAATCTAAGTCTAACTCATTACACAAAGCTTTTGCTACAGTAGTCTTACCAAGACCTGCAGTGCCTGTGAATAACATGTTTGGAAGTTCTTTAGTTGCAATGATAGCTTTAAAAGTATCTTTAAGCGATTTAGGTAATATACAATCGTCAATAGTGCTTGGGCGATACTTTTCTACCCACAAAAAATCTGTAGTCATCATAGTCCTAACGGATAAACATTATATAAAGGATTAAAGGTAGCCCGAAGGCTACCTTTCTAAGTTTCTGCAGCTTGATCCTGCTGATAGGTTTCTGCCATTTGAATAAGTTGCACAGATTGATCACGCAGTTGACCTAGAGTTGATAGTTCTTCACCCTTGACTGCGCCTCGCTGCACCATAGTATCAATCACTGCAACAGTAGAACGGCATACTCGACTTGCCATATCATAGATAGGTGCATGTGATTCATGGGCCAGTTTTACTTCATCTTCTTTTTTAGTCATTGTATTCTCCATATTTTATGACTTTGGTTTTTCTAAAGCAACCCAATACTTCAGGTTACCATCAGAGCTAGTAAACTCTGAAATAAGTTTTGATGAGATTTTAACCTGATAATCATTTGAAATCATTTTCAGATTATGAATATTTATAATATATTTAAAAGTGTCTTGAGTATACCCCCCATCTACAATAACAGAATAAGTGTTAGCAGTATTGTTTTCAGGATCACTAACAGATAATCTGATAGCGCCATCATCAGATTCGATAATCATCTGACTGTGACCAAAAATACTAGCCGCACGTTTTAGTGCATTTAAAGTGCTGACATCCAAATCAAACCACACATCAGCCTCTGGCATTGTAATAGGTTTAGTAGGACTTGTCAACATCTCAGTATCAGCATAGTAATACTTAATAAGTTCTCTACCCGATTGTCCGTTGATATTCATAAAGCTATCTTCAAATCGTACACGTGGAGTATCAACTAATCCAAGCATATTAAGAAACTCAGTAAGATCATAAATACCTACAACGCTGTCAAAAGTTTCTTTTACTTCTGCTTCAGCTAGAATATTTTTTGCTTCACTGATAGTCATGATTTTATTACCCGGGCGAATAACAATATTGCCATTGATGCCTGAGAAGTTCTTTAGTACGTTTACTGTTTCTGCACTGATTTCCATTATTTAATCCTACTGAAGTTTTTATCTTTGTATATTTCAATTTTGTGCGCAAACCTATTCTCTACCATCTCACCCTTATGAGAGATAACGAATACATTTGTATCATCATCTAAACTATAAATGATTTTCATTAGATTGTCAACCCCCTCATGATCAAGAGATGAATCAAATGTCTCATCTAATATTAATAGATTAGTTGCCACACTGTTTTTCATCTTAGCAATATGCCGCCATGTAAACAGCAATGATAGATCTATGCGCTGCTTTTCACCTTCTGAGAAAGACTCGTAAGAGAAGTTATCTCTATGTCTAGATCTGATGGTCTCTTGGAATGCTTCGTTAAGATTGAAAGACACAAAGAAGTCTAGTGTTTGCAAATACTTATTGACAAGCATATTTATAACAGGCAAATACTCTTTTACGATTTTAGTCTTGATACCTGTGTCTTTTAACATTTCACCAATAACAGTATTGTAGTTAGTTTGCTCATTCAAAACAAGCTTTTGTTCCACTAAAGAGTTGCTAGTATCCACAAGTTGTTGAAGTTCTTCGTTAGCCGCATCCATATCCACGTTCTGATCAAGACCACTAATCTCTTTTTGTGTACGATCAATAGAGGATTGAAACTGCGATATAGATTGGTTATTAGCTGCTAAGTCGCTTTGATACCCTCGACATTGATCTATGATATTTAAGGTAGAGGATAAAGCTTCTTGTACTTCTCGTAGTCCTTCATCTGCTTTGCTAAGTCCTTTTTGAAGTTCCTTCGCTCTGCTTTTACCTTCCAACACATGGGTCTCTTTTGTCTCATTACTGATGGTCTGATCACAGGTTGGGCAGATATCATTTTTCTCGAAGAACTGGACTTCTTTAACGATCTTCTGAACTTCAGTATTGAACTTCGTCTTGTATGCTTCAAGGGATTTGATTTTAGCTTCTTGTTGTCCTCTTTCCACATCCGCATTCGGTAGTTGAGATTGAATGGAATCACTAAGCTTTTTGTTCTTTCCATGTAGAGCTTCGATTTCATGTCGGCAATCTTCGATAAGTTGGAGCTTCGCTTCTTTTTGCTCTGTGTTGATTGCCTTGACATCTTTAATGTACTTCTTCTGTGCATCAATTTTAGTGCTTGTGAGGGCATGCTGATGAGTAACATCTTTGATCTGATCCTTGAGTAATGAAGTTTTTTCTTTAAGAATACTGTTCATCTTTGAAAACACATTAATGTCCAGAAGATCCTCAATAACATCCCTACGATTCTGTGCTGAGAGTTGCATGAAAGGAATGAAGGAAGAAGAACCCAACACAACAATCTGATGAAAGCTTTTATGATTTAGCTTCAAGATGTTTTGCTCAAGGATCTTCTGGTACTCTTTAGCATGTGAAGACTGATTAAGCAGTACTCCATTATGCATTATTTCAAATATGTTTGGTTTGATACCTCTGCGAATAAGGTACTCAGAACCATGTACAGTAAACTCAACCTCGACTAAACAGTCTTTGTTATTTATTGAGTTTACTAGTTGTGGTTTAGATATGTTACGATGTGCTTTACCAAACAGCGCAAAAGACAATGCGTCAAGCATTGTAGATTTACCTGCACCGTTGTGACCTATCACTAATGTAGATTTGTGTGCTGTGAAGTCTATCTTAGACAAGTTGTTACCTGTACTAAGAAAGTTCTTCCAAGCCAAAGTTTTAAATATAATCATACTATCTCTAAAGACTGTGCCTCTATCATGAGCGAAGACATTTCTTTTTTGATTCGATCTTTGTCTAAATCAGTATCTACCGCATCCACATAAGTATACAACAATTCTGAAGTATCTTCAACAGAAATATCACCATCTTTTACATTTTTTCCAATAAACTCTTCAAAGTTCTCAGCAATCTTTAGTTCTAAGATCTTACGTGACTGTACCTTATCAACAAATCTATCGAACCCATATAGATCTGACTTGTTGATTACCACAATCTTTACGAACTTACCATCAAGATCGGCAAAAGGATAATCCCCATAATCACTATTAGTGTCATCATATCTGATACGATGGAACAAAGTATGGGGATTGCGAACAGGAGTAAGACTCCTAGTTTCTGTGTCCAATACGTGAAAATATTTGTTATCATGTGCATCATTCCAAAAGAACTCCATCTGTGAACCAAGATACTCAATATTATCTTGCATTGATTTGGTATGAAAATGACCTGAAAGCACTTT